GAGTTCAGTTTCTTTCAACCAACACTTGCCACATTCCTTTGGCTTTTGTTCATAGAGGCTGCACGTTTTACAAGCTTCAACAACTCTCAAAAGCGGTTGGTGTTTTTTCAAACAGTCATCGCAAACAATCAATTCAACTTGCTTTTTATCTATCAGCGTATCATAAACAGTAGAGCCAAAATTGCTACCACCGCGAAAATGAACCCCACAAGGCATGCTCCAATAGTCCTCTTGTGTAGGTTCTCTTACGGCGGCTTCAATCGGCTTTTCACACTTGAAACACTTCGGTTGATCCATTTTTTCCTCTTAATTATACAATTTTCCAAGACATCTTTTGGGGCGAAAATTACTATGCATAGCCTTTTTCTTCACCCCATTTGATCCAAATTTCGGCCATCTTAACAATGCGTCCGCGTGCTTCCTCTGGGATTTCTGGCCTATCCTTCCCCATAATAACACTCAACGCAGTGAACCAATGATTTGGACCTTCTGGCCGTTTCAAACCTTCCTTCAACTCGTAAAGCAAGAATGGAATAGCATGCGCTTTCATTTTTATGATGCGCTGATATGCAGGATGATCATCAGTAGGGAATGATGCAATTTTGACCTTCATATCATTCTGATACAAGTCACGATTCTTTTTGAATTCTTCCCACCTGTTGCCACTGTCTTCTTTGATACTCTCCAAACAGACATCTCTCAAAATAGTTCTTGCTTCTTTCCTTTCTTTTTCAACTATCTTTTCCCAACGAGGTTTTTCAGACGGCATACTGTCCAAATCAAGCTCAACAACTGCTTCTGGATTGTCCAACAACACAGTCCCCAAATCCATCGTCCTCAAATTCAGCTTATCGCCATTAGAAGTAATTCTGTAACCCACGATGTTGTAATAAGGGTCTTTGGAGTGGTCTTGAATTAAACACTGAAGGCGACCATCCCAATAAGCAGGCAAAACGTCGACAAAGTAAATGGGAAGGTTGTCAACGCAAACTTCAAGTTCGCCTGAAGGGTCGTTTTCTTTTAACTGCTCAATTAGTTCCTTTGTCTTCATTTTGTGTTTCCATTAAATGTTCAAGATGAAAAGGACATTCTTCTGGAACATCATCGTCAATGCTCAAACGTTTTTCATCATATCTTACATAGCCTGTTGTTGAATCTAAATAAACGGGCTTGCCACCATCCATAGTAACTCCAAGTTGAACGGTCCGAATTAAAGAACATGGAATCAAATCAGATGGCAACGTATCAAACGGCGCATCACAATGTTCGCAACAACTACAAACTTTTTTGCTCAGCGGCATCCTGCTCTTCCAAACGTCGTTTCAAATTCTTTTGAAGCTTTTTGGTTTCTGGCCCTGTATGACCGTCCCAATCATCTGGCACGTCTGATTTCGCCCAACCAAATATATCAAAACCCCCTGTAAACTCAATATGTTGAAAGCCTCTTTTTTTAAGTTCTTTATGAAAAATCCCATCATCCTTCCAACTGCTCATCAAGTCTTGAAAAGAAGGGTGTTGTGAATGCTCATATTCTGAATTGGGTTTTCTTGTGTTTTTCAAAGCAATGAACAAGCAATCTTCCATGATATCAAACAATTGCTCGTCGGTGAATTTTTCTTCATGCATATACTGCCAATCTGCTGACTCTTCACATGTACCGTATCCAATGTTGTAAATGTACAATCGTTTGTCCTTGTTACCGACAACTGTATGCTCCAAATGGTATGGGCATTCTCGGCCTTGCTCAAGCTGACAAGTTATCTTTGTATCACTGTCGTGAACAATAAGCTTCGAATATTTACAATGAGGACAAACTTCTGCCTTTTCCATTCTTCACCTTGAAAATAATTGGGCGTAGTGGCCTGTAAAAAAGAGAAGGAGAGGGACAAGACCACTACGCCCGGTGGGACTCAATTACGCATGCTTGAAAATTCCCTTTTCATTGTACTTGGAAACAAGCCAATCAATGAATGTTGGAAGAGCAGCGTCAAAAAGCCAAGCTTCAATCTTGGTTTCGAGAAATTCCGGCACCCACGGGATGTCGGGGTTGATCTGATCATAGGCATATTTGAATGCCGCGACCACTGTTTCCTTCTTGTTTGTCTTGACAACTTCCGTAGACACTTCGACCAATTCGATCAAGTCACTGGTGATTGCATACAGAAACTCAAAAAATCCTTTGATTCCTTCAGGCTTAATCTCTGCCCACTTCTTGATCATGTCCTCGACTTCGTTTTTGATCGCATCAAACTTCTCCGTCAAGTCGCTCATTACTCAAACCCTCCTTGCAAAAGTGATTATTTTACCGCTCTTTTCTCACGTTTCATATGGCCAAGAGCAACGCATACATCAAGCCAGAAAGCAACAACGCCTTCTTTCTTTTTGAACCAGTTATCACAATAGGTTTCCGTACCTTTCCAAATCTTGTTTTCCCTCATACGTTTTGAAATCTTTCCGACATAACTCCTTGGCAACTTTACAAAGTGAGCTATTTTCTTAATATTTGGACCGACTACCAATGACGCCAGCAATACTAATGCGGTTTTGAAATCATCGGAACCTTCCTCAACGTTAGAATCAAGCCTTCTGATTTCCTTTTTCAAAAACTCTAATGTTATTTTCGGCATAGCAAATGCTCCAAACTATACCCGCACCACTTAGGCGGTGGTTTCGCCTTAATTGCTCTCCCAACACAAATCCCCAACTTTCCAAGAGCAGGATGCGGGCATTGAACAACGCTGTGATCAAAAAACCCAACGTAAACAGTCCTGAAAAACTTCTCCTGACATTTTTTGCAAACCAATTTACTCAACATTTCAATTCCACTACATGCTCGGTTGAGTAAGGGCACTTTTTCGGCAACGCTTTTTTCTCATTAAAACCTTCAGTCGGTTTCAACTTACAATAACAAGGTGCCATAAAAGATTTCTCTTTTGGTTCCCATGTTAACATTTGCTCAGTAAATGCTGCTTCAAGTCCATTCTTGGGCGGCTTTTCAAGCACCCTTTTCGCGAAACAATACTTACAAACAATCAACGCTTTTTTCTTCATTTGAGCAACTTTGCATTCTTGATATCAAGCTTGTTTTCTCTACAAAACTTCGCAATGTCCTCGCAAAAAATTTCATACTCCCAATTGTTTGCTTTGTAAACATACCGTTTTTTGTTTTCGGTTGACTGTGCGAACTTACTTTTCTTCATTGCTTTATTCTTCCTTTGTGTGGCGGCAAGTCCTTGAGGTTCAAACCGGGTGGCGGAGCTTGAACTTTAGGTCGGCTTGCCATTCTCTCTCTAAGCTGAGCCTCAAAGTTCTTTGCCGCGTCCGCTATCGCCTCTTTAGACTCTTTTTCAAACTTCCGGAACGCCTCTTCTATATTCCCCGCTGAAATTGGGAAGTTCACTGTATGGGGGATATTTCCTGCTGGCGTTCCAAACATCACTTGAATTTGTCCTGTGAAACGCGGGAAATCATCTGGTTTTTTCCCGCTTATGATTTCATTCTCTCGGATGAACGCTCCTTTACTATCGTGATATTCTCCTACGACTTTGAAAATGAAATTACCCACGAATTCTCCTTTTTATTAACTCTCCGGTCCTTTGATCAACTGCTAACATTTTCCCGCACTGATTACACTTGTAACACAAATAATGTTTTCTTCGCGTCCTTTGCAAATGGAACGTCCCTTTGCACTCTTCGCATTTTTCTGAAAGAACTTCTCCAAGCGAAGCAACGTGAATACGACTTCTTAACGTTTCCTCTTCTGGCGTATTATCAATGAATTGCTCAAGCTGATAGAAACAATCTGGCGGACAAGCAGACGTTATGGGCAATTGATATCTTACCCAATTTGGCCCTTTAGAAACCTCAAGCTTTTCTACAACCGGACAAACAACTATATTCATCGTTTTCCAAGCGCCATCAAAAGAGGGAACTTTTGAGCCGCCGTAGGAATATTCATCTGCTTCCTCTTTATACAGCTTTTTCCGTTCTGCGCATTTCTCACAAACCAATTTACTTAACATTCCAACTCTTTCAAAATTGAGGCAACTTCCGTTTCCATTGGAAACACTTTATATATATTTACCCCTTTCAATTCCGTAAGATGAAGCAATGCCATCGTAGCAGTATCGTACCCTGAGTTTGGAAATTCTATATTGAGCAACGCCCTATACAAATTCAACTGCAACGAATAGTGAACATAATTGCAATCGTCCAAGTGAGACAGTTCTTTGAAACCAGCAGCCCAAGTATTGCATTGTCTGATCTGCTTGTTCGTTTTCCAGTCTGCCAAAAGCAAACCATTGGATTCTGTATCTCTCAGGACAAGGTCAACGGTTCCAGCCAAATGGTGTTTTTCACTGAACGTCTTATGCTCAATGAAAACAACTTCAAATCCTCCCCATATTTCTTTTTCGACAAACCGACCGATATGCTCTTGGAAGCGTCTTTCCCGTTGATCAGATGTTTTTGGAAAAACCCTCTCCTTCAAAAACTTCTCTGCAAAAGAATGAATGCGCGTTCCGAACACGGCTGTCTTTTGCCATTCTTTCATCCAATGCTTTGCCGTCTTACCATGTTTGGCCGCGTATCTTGCTGCCTGAACTGGAGCATTGAACGGCTGGAACCATTTTTTCACGACAGTCGTAACGGAAGCATATTTGACGCCATCAACTTTGTACGTATGTGTCTTTTCATCAAACTGAAGCTTGCTCATTAACCTTCCCAACAATTGGGATCATACGCAGCTGAAATTCCCTGATCTGTCGCGGTAACTTCAAAAGTTTTGTTGTTGATTTGAAGCGCCCAACTCATACTTCTACATATTTTCAACACCTTCATCTTTTGAATTCCGGTCATTTCAGAAATTTCATCAATAGTGACTTGCTCGTTTTCTGTTGCGTCTGTAGCTGCTTGTAAAATCAGTTCTTCATCGCTCAACGTTATGAGATGTTTCCGCTTCCAATTTTCCATATTCTCATATGAGACTGAATAACAGTCCGTCCTTGTGCGATAACCATTTGATGAATCATATGAATCTTTTGGAAAGAACTTTTGTAGTCGATGAAACTCTTGCTTCGGGAGGTGCCCACAAAGCCAAGCTTGATATGCTTTAGGGTCTTCTCTGTCTCGCGTCTTGTCAACAATCGCGCTTGCAAAAATATAGTAGTCAGCATCGTTGTTTGCATATTTTACAGCAATGCTTCCCAAGTGCTCCGGTCTTGGCTTTATTTCACGTCTTTTCGACATTAGCTTAAAACGTTTTGTGCCTTCTTTTGTCGTTTTGTCAAACACTTGTTTCACCAACCCGACGCGTCTTGCGCTTTTGTAAACTTCCAAGAAGGCTTCGCCAATGATAAAAGAAAATAGTTTGTCTTCATCTTTGAATGTATGTTCAGTTTTTTTCCATCTCTTCTCAACCTTCAATGCTCTACTTATGATGTCCTTTGTTATTGCTAATTCTTTGTATCCTTCCATAGTAATATGAAACCCATGTTGCTTTAACGCCCGTGTCCTTGAATAACTTCCCTTTTTGATTTTTTGAGCTATTGTAGACATGATTAACCCTCCGGCTCTATAAATGTCACTCTAAAACTACCGGGGATGTACTCTCCATTTTTTGGCAAACCGCTCTCTACTGAAAGCTGTTCTCTGGCTTCGTCTTCGCTTTCCGCTTCGACTTTAAGCCGAACAGCCATTACCCACTCAACAGTTGCGTCAAATTTCATTACGTTCCCCTTCCTACAATCCCCTTACGATTTATGACTGTCATCAGCCCCTTCAAGCCGATGTTGATTTTTACGAGGACAATTTTCAGGTGGTTCTTTTTCAACAATAGCCATTCCAATCCTGATTCCCGGTGGACAAGAAAACAACCCAGCAAACCATTCCTCTTGTGGAAACATTGGTTGACTTTCTTCCTTAAAACACGCTTTGCAAACATCCTTGTCAAGCATTCTGTTCTACCATCAAAATCTCAAGCTCATAAAAGCATTTCTTCTTACCGCCTACTTCCATGCCCAATTCAAAAATACATTCCTTTTTACTCTCTCCATTGTCGCCTGTAAACCAAAAATCCCAAGCCCTGCATTTTTTGCATATGTCTCGCTTTGTCATTGGCTCAAACCACCGATGCTTCTTTGATAACAAACTCAAGCCTGTAGGGGCATTCTTTCGGGGGAACAAAATTCTCTTCCTTGATGCGATATTCATCATCGTCCAAAAATGCAACCTTGCAAATCAAATCCAACGGCTTATCGCCCCGAAATAACCTGCGAACATGCTTACACTTCTTGCAAATCTTTATTTTCTCTTTGGCTTGCATTTTTGCGACTCCATCAAGTGCTCAAGGGTAAAAGGACATTTCTGCGGAGGAGCCTCTTTCGTTGATACCCAAAACTCACATACATCGCACCAAGCTTCTTTGTTTTCATCAAAAAACTCGTGGTCAGCCTCAGACCATTCATTACCGAGGACATTCATCGTACATCTTTGACAAATCCGTTTGACCAATGTCATTTTAATCGCCAACCACTTCGTTCAATTCGCCATGCACTGCGCTTGCGCACTTAAAACAAATCATTGAACTTGCAAGGCCACCAGAATGCAGCATTTCAATTTGTACCGCACGAGTTCCTCTTTTCAACGCACTTTTTTCCGTCCGATTGTAAGGGTCGCAAAGGCGGCAATAAGCGTTACTTGCGTTGACCAACACGGTCTTGAACATTTTGAGTCTCCATCAAATGTTCTAAACGAAATCGGCAATTCACTGGCGGTTCCATATACAAACTTGTTTCTATAGTTGTTATAGGACAATAAACTACCCGCAAGTTTGGATCATCCCAAAGTTTATCATCTCTTTTGCTCCATGGTTCTTTATGAAGATAAGTTCCTTCGTTTGCTTTTTCCAAAACACCACACCTACAATGATTGATGCAGCTTTTGCAAACCACCTTTGAAAGCTTTACTGTTCTGGGCGGCAATGGATTCATTCTTTCTCCGGCGTGTAATCTTTGTCACGCCTGTTTTTCAACGTTTCTAAAATACGCTGCCAAAACGTCATTTTCTTCCTTCTCTGTTTCCTACTTTCAAAATGCATAAAATGTTCCAACTGAAAAGGACAATTTTGCGGGATGCCGCAAGCGTTGATTGTAACCTTCATTGTTACGGGGTCGACTTCCCCAATTACTCTTTGAAATCCCAACTCATCATCAATATCGCCAACGGTACAATAAAAAGAATGCCCTTCGTCGCCCCACCTGTCGCCAGTTATTTGATGCTGACATTTGGTGCAAATCCGAGCAGATAACGGAATCTTTCGTCGCTCCTTAATATCTCGGATCAAATCCGCTGGACGCATCGTCGGTTTAACATTCTGGTAATTCGGGGGCCATATTCTCATGTATAATTATACAACTGAACAACAAAGATTTTTGATAAAATTGATGAATCTCCGAAATGAATTTCATGAAATCTTCATTTCTTTCACATACCGTTTCAACCCTTGCTTTTTCGCAACCCTTATCATATCAGCAGTTCCACGAGAACCCGAAAGATGAATCGCAATCAAGGCATCTCCATACCACGCCATTTCTCGATTACGTATCATACCTGCTTGCTTTCCATACTTCGACCATTCAGCGGGAAATTTCTTAACTGGAATCTTGTTTTCCACAGCCCACCGAATCCCCATTGTATCCGCTCCAGCGGCACAACCACTAACCACTTCTGTAATTTCAAACTTTGACTCTTTGATCGCTTCACAGAGCAATTCATAATCAAGGCAATTCCGCGAGCCTGCGATAATCACTTTCATCAATCAAGCCTTTTTCAAAAGCTTCCTTTGCCGTAATTACTCCTTTGTAATGGGGCAAATGAGAAACAAACGCACAATCCTTCGGCACGCCAAAATTCTCAATTGCTTCCTTTATCGGTAAACAGCCAACTCCAGCGCGGAATCGGTTTGGATACACTGTGCAAAGGTTTGTATCGCGATTAAGATAGAGGCATGATTTGTTTGTGAATACTCGAACGCCATTTACTGTCGTTTTGAAGTAACAGCAACGTCCGCATTTTTTGCACTCTGTTTTTGAACCCCTCTTACGTTTTCGTTTCTTAGTTTTCATCGCCGGTCATCGGGCAATCCGTTTTCCTTTATCCATTCCAACACATGATCATCCGTCCAAAGGTGCGGAAATTGAGGACGACAAGAATGCCGCAACACTTCCACCATTCCAGCTTTGATCGCCTGATTGAAACGCCAATGAAGCAAATCACACAAATGATGTCCTTGCGGTTCGGAGCAAGGGATTCCAAGATGCCAGCCACAACTCCCCACTCCACTTTCTGTAATTGAGTAACCTGCTCTCCTGATTGTCTTGCTCACCTCAACAGGCAAAGACCCATAACGTGAAATCAGTTCGTCCATTTCTTCAAACGTCTCAACCTTCTCAATTATTTCTTCGGTCTCGGTGACGCAACTTTCACAAGACTTAACATTTCCACAAACATCGATAACGCAAGAAATCATCCGGTAAGAAAAATAAGGATGAGCAAAGAGACGTTTACAGAAACGGTCGATTTCGCGGTCGAGCAACATCAACTTCATTTTTTGCTTCCGCGTTGGTTCTTTGGTTGCCTCTTCTGGGTTTGGAAACAGTCCTACATTTTTGCGCAAAGAAATAGAATTCATGCGCAATCGTACCATCTCGTGTTCCGCAGTCCTTTGCGTATCGGGAAACTTCATGGACTTTTTCTGTTTCTTTTTACGTTTGTATGAAATAAGTCACCTGTCCTATTATATGGTCAAGTATCAAACTTTTTTCTTGTTCTCTTGTATCCCTTTGTCAACGCTCGGATTATGTTTCTGCGTACTCATCAAATGTTCGAGTTCATATGGGCATTGCTCTGGAACTTCAGTGTGCTGGATGACCAACCCTACTGTTTTT